TCTATTTTCTCAAGCATCATTTGAAGCAAAATTACTATATCCAATAAATCCAATAAATTATCCTGTTTTGTTTTCATTATTCAAAATTTTTACTTTCAATTTCTCTTAATATAATATTAGAATTTAATTCTTTATTATGTTTTTCGATTTCCATTTTTACTCTACTTCTTTCGTGTTCAAGTCTAATTATATTATTCGCTTGTTGCGTTAATTTAGCCTGAGTTGAAGCTGTTTCAACGCTAATTAATCCGCTGTCTAATTTTTCCATTTGGTCAAATACAAATGCTAATAATGATTTTGTGTTTACTGGTGTCATAATTTAATTTTCTTTAATTGTTAGTTTAAATGTTTCGTTTATTAATTCTAAAAGTATTATTTCTTTTTCTTCGTTTGAAATTGTATTTTGATATGATAACTTATTAGATAATGCAATAAGTTGTTTGTATTTATTTTTACTTGCTATACTTGGAAGTTTATCTAAAAACTCAACTATTCTTACTCTAATTGTATCTAAAAGATGTCTATTTGGATTTTCATAATACCAAGTTATTAACTCATTAATACCTATGTAAATATAAGTAAAAGGTCTATCGCAAACTAATTCTCCAAAAATATAAGATGATATATTTTTAGAGCTCCAGCCTCTACCATTACCATTAATATTTAAATATTTATATATTTCATTTTGAATTAATTTTACAACATTTTCTTTTGCACAAAAATTATTTAATGAATTATTATATTTTTCTTGTTGTGATTTTAATTTTAAATAATCGTTACAAAAAATAAGGCATTCAACAAATCCCGTTTTAGGATTATTAATATGAATATATCTTTTTAAGCAAGCATCATCTGTAATGCAACAATTTTCTAAATGTTCGCATTCTCCTATATAAATTTGTTTCATTTAGTCGTGGTTTTCGTTATCGTCAAAGAAATTAATAAACAACATCGCAAGTAGTATTGTTGTTAGTATGGCTATCTGCATTCTCCTAATTTTGGTATGGCACTCGTGAAAGTCGTGTTATGCGTTTTTTGCTTTTGGATCTGGCTACAATCGTTTATAGTAGTATAAACAGTATGATATGTAATAGCTGGATTCATTGGCGTTCCTAAAATATTAAACGTTGTAAGTGCTACAATTCTGTCGCAATTGCAATCAGCTGTTAAAACTTTTTCTTCACTTGCTGTTTTACTGCAAGAAGTTGCAGCGAATAATACTGATAATAATAATAATTTTTTCATAATGTTTAGTTTTTTCTTCCCCAATTGGAGTTTTTAATTTCGGTTAATAATTTTTCGCATTTGTTGTAAGCGTTTTTAGTGATGTAACTTTTTCGCTTATTGTCGCCTAAAATAATACTTCGCTCTTGTGCAATGCTCCAGCGTTCCTCTTTTGATAAAACAGAAAATCTATAAACATCGGCTTCATACTTCAATACTTCGGTAAATTCTAAAAATGTAATCATAGGTTTAAAGTTTTGTGAATTCAATTACTTCGATTTGGTTTGCTTTTAATTTTGATACTTCATTTTCTAACGCTTCGATTCGTAGCAATAGAAACTCGATTGTGTTTTCCATCTTATTTTAAATTATTGATTATTTGATTTATTTTATTTTCGTAGTAAGTCATTTCCATTTGTCTGGCTAAATCGTACAACTCTTTTAAAGCGTCCTTAGCGTCTTTTATTTTCTTCTCGAGTTCATTTACATATTCTTTAGCTTCGTCTGTCTGCTCGTCTTGAGATAGCCAAAAGTTATCACAAGCACTTGGCTCAAAGTCGAAATCTTCTGTTGGATCGTTTTTATATTTTGTCATTTTTATAGTCTTTACAAATTACATCGATTGCTTTTAATATTTCTGGGAACGCTTTTAATGGTAGGTATTGATGAAAGCGTTTTAGTTCTGTTTTTTCTTGCCACTTCTTGGGGCGTCCTACTGGGTTTTTATTTTTCATTTTTATAAAGTTTATTATAATATTCTAGTCCTATTAAATTTTCATCCTCACAACCTGCATTAAAAGCGTCTTCAATCTGTTGCTTTTCCAATTCAAAAATAGGGTAGTAATCATTTATAAATTGTCTGCCCTCTTGGGTGTTTGTGTTGAATATATTTGGATGTTCTATTTCTAACTTTGAGAATAATTCTTGTATTGCTGTTTTCATATTCTTGCGATTTGTGTTATAAAATAAATTAAGATAATAAATGCAAATGTTAATTGCGGGCGTTTGTGTTGTAGAAAATGTTTCATAGGTTAATATTCATATAATGGATAAATAGTTCTGTATAGTTTTTCATCTAAAACTAATATTTGTTTAATTACAAATGATTTAAACATACTGTAAGCAGTTTCATTATCAAATGAAACATTTTCATTTGTAATAGCTGAACATATTTCACAATTTAACATATCAATATCTTTAAAAGATGTTTTGTTCATTTGGTTTACAACTTGGTTAGCGATATTTAAAATTGAATTTGTCATAATATTTGTTTTTTTGTTTTGCTTTATTGCTGGTACAAATATAAGTAAATTAATTAAATGCACAAATATTATTGTAGTTTTTTTGCATTAAATTATTAATTTAAAACGATTCTAAATAAGAAACGTGAAAAACACTTATTAATCGTGAAAAATAGATATAAAAAAAACCACCTCAAAAAGAAGTGGTTAAAAAACTATTAAGAGATTCGAACTCTTATTGATTGTACATATTACAACGTGCTACCATTGCAGAAAATAGCTTTTATATTTTTTGTAAATATAGTAAATAGGTATCAAAAGCAACAGCCACAAATAACTAAATGTTTTCTCAACCTCTTTGTGTTTTCTAACTACTTTTTTATTTTCGCTTTTAACCTGCTTTACTTCGCTTTTAATTTCTTTGTCTATACTTATATGCTTTTTTGTTTTAACGTGCTTAATTTTAGCATTAAAATAGGTTTTGCCATTAATAACAATTGGTTTTAGCGTATCAATTGGAATTATTTCGAGTTCATCTATAACAGTGGTGTCAATTAGCTTTGTTCTATCGACTATTTTAATTTCTGTTTTGGTTTCTGTTTTGGTTTTTTCGTTTTGTTTTTCGATTTGTACCTTGCGGGATCCGCAAGAAACAAGTAATAATAGTATAAGTAGGTATTTCATAGTTAAAATATAAAGTGATTAATAGTTTTTTGTGTTTCGTAGTAGTTGAAAGTTGTAAAGCTGCTTAAAGTATTCTTAAAGTTAGTTTTAACCCAATCCGATGGAGGACTAAACGCTCCAAAGTTTTGATATTCAAAAGCTGTTGAACTTGTATGGTCAAATAAAAGTTGGTGACTATCTCCTTTACTAAATTCTATTTTGTAATTATGCAATTTATATTCATCAATATAGTTTTTTATTTTCTCAATTTGTACGGGGTCAAGTTTAGGTTTAAATCCAAATTTTAAACTTTTTTCATCTTTTCCGTGGGTTAAAATAAAGCATCGATTATTAATAACGTAATGGTCAATGAATTTTCTTTGATTTATAACCTCTATATTATTTGGATATTTTAACTCAATATAAGTTTTAAAAGCTGAATTTACAATATAGCCAAAACTTCCAGCGTGGTTGTCATTGCAAATATTTACGAACTTAATAAAATTATAATGTTGCAATAAAGCATCTACCAAACGAATTTTAAAAAGCAAAGCAACATCGAACGCTTTTTGGTTATCCATATTTTGCGGTAACTTGTGACCTCCTCTAGTTGTTTCACCGTCCCAACCATCTAAAAAGTCTGCAAGGTCATTTAAAAATAAAGTATTTGATTTCTTATTTTTAATAATTTCGTTTACAAATATTTCAAGTCGTTTAAATATTTGGTCCTCGTTCCATTCACCATCATACAAACTAAATCCGTCTTTATTTACATCCATTCCAATATGGGTATCTGTAAAAACTGCCCTATCAAACTTCGCTATATTTTTAGATTTATTTTTAATTACAATAGGCTCGATTTTATCTTTGAAAATACTTAAAAAATCAATTTCCTTTTCAACGTCAACTACTTTTATAGGCTCTGTTATTACCCATTGTTGGTTGGTTGCTACATTTGTACTAACTCGTTTTATTTGGTGGTTTGCGGGTATATCTATTAACTCCTTTGAAGTAAGTTTTTCTACTTTTGTGATAACCTCCCCATTTTTATCTAAAGTTCTCTTTACTTCTTTAAATTCCTGAGTTTGTAAATTTCGGAGTTTGTGTAAATCATTTACTAAATTTTCATTTAAACAATATTTTGGATAACAATCTTTTTTTTTCTCTTTTACGATTAAACCCAAAGCAGTAGCCTCGTATGGTTTTAGCCTAAATTCTGGTGTACGCATTTATTTTATGTAAATAACTTGTTTCCTATTCTTTTCTTTTGAAACATAACTAACGTGTACCCAAGCTGGATTGGTATCAGTTCCGTATTCGTGAATTAATTGGTCAAAGTCTAAATTTTCTTTTACATAATCGAAAATCATTTGATTGGTTAGTTTTCCTGTGCCTTGCATATCTATTGCCTGACCTTTTACGTGTTGACTTGTTTTGCTTCCACCAACACAATTATTTAAAAGTCTGGAACGAAAAAAACTACTAACTCTAATAGGCGTTTTAAAATGTTCACGTATAACGTCAAAAACTCTAATGCCTACTAATTGCATATTAATCAAGTCTAAATCGCTAGGAACGTTTAAAATCTTGTTTCTAACTGCTGTTTGGCTTGTTGTGGCTTCTTCAAAAGTAATGTACTTGCTAATTTTTTTCATCGTCTTAATTTTTTATGTATAAACATTGCAAAAAGTTTTCCAAAATAACCCACAATTCCACCAATGAAGCCAAAGAAAACAGCTTTGATAAGTTGCTCAATATCGTGTGTCATCGAGTTATCTAAAATTACTGATGACAAAGAGAATATTCCCCCGCAAATTATGCTGATAAACCCGTGTCCGTGACTATTCATTTTTTGTAAGTATTTTATTAGCCAAATTTAGTATAAATTTAGGGAATATCATAAGAGCAACCGAAATAATGTTCATAGCCATTTCTCCCGTTGTGTAAAATAGGGTATTTGTTGCGTATCTATATAACTGAATTAGCATTATAACAGCACCTACAGCAGCCATAAGCCACAATACTAATTCTCTACGTTGTTGGGTGCTCATACCGGTAGTGTAATTATATTTTCAACCT